ACCGCGACCTGACGCTTGTGTCGATACTCTATTAGCCTCTTCTTCACCTACTCTCTTGCGCCATTCGGTAATGAATTGTTTATTTAAGAGACCTGTTACTTGTGTTACACTAGGATATTTATCTCCAGAAGGAGTTTGGTATACTCGCCCTTCTGGAGAATCAATCCTTTGTAACACCGGAAACTCATGATATATAAAGTTCTTCAATTATTTTTTATCTGCGATCTTTGCCTTAAGAGTCGGTTTCTTTTTATGTTCTTTTTTAACTTCAGGCTTTGCTGCTTGTTTCTTTGCAGGTTCTGCCTTCTTAACCACAGCAGGTTTTGCCTTAACTGGCTCTGCTGCACAAACATAAACAGTGTAACTAATTAAACCAAATGTAACTGCGATTGCTGTTAATTCTTTTGCATAATTTTTTAACATGATAGTCCTATTATATAATAAAAGTTAATAAAAGTACAATTAAGCCGTGAGTATTGCTAAGGCTTTATCGTAGTGGGCTTGTCTCTCTTCAAGACCAAGGTAACCACCATTAATAACCTTTGTCATACCCTTAATATCACCTGCATCTGCAAACTTGTTTAGGTTGTTCTTATTCCAAAACCAGAGTGCTGAATATAATGAAGTAGGTATATCATCGGTCACTAAATCTGGATCATCCATAACTGTTTGCGGGTCTTCAAAGAAGTCGTTTGCAAACTTGCTATAGTTTGCCTTACCAGTTAATTGGATTGGTCCTCTACCTCTATACTTCCAACCTTCACCTGATGATTCAGGACCGTTTCCCATCCTATTTTCATAGATACGGTTAGCGATCTTTTCAGGTTGACGATGGTAGTTTGCTGCATCGCCATGAAAGTGTGTAGGGAAGAGTTTAACCAGTGCGTCTGAAGAGTAGTTTAGGTTCTCAGTCAACTTTGTAAAATCTAATGACTCATGTGCACATTGAGCAATGAATGCTGTTACCCTTTGTGCAGTAGTTACTTCAAATTGAGGCAACTGTGTAACCATAGCGTTAAACCAATCATGCACGTTATGGTTACGTGTGATGATCTGACCTAACTTCTCTTCAGTGAAATCGAAATTAAAACTCATTATTGAGCTGTAGGTGTATCAGTAGGTTGAGCTGCTGGAGCTGCAACTGGTGCTGCGTCAACTGCTGGAGCTGGAGCTGCTTTGTGTGTAAAGATGCCTTTTAAAGCATTCCATGCACCAACTACTGCACCGATAACTGTGTGTACAAGACCAACAACTTTTGCAATTACTAATTCGATTAAAGTTGCAAACTTGCTTTCTACGTATGCGCCTGCTAAAAATGCTAATGCTAATGTTAACATGTGTTTCTCCTTTATTAACTTGTCGATCTTATATTGCTATGGGGTCGACAGACCCATATTTTAAAAATAACTGCTTGTTTCTTTAAGACGGCTACCTGCTGTCTTTTCATCGATACGTTGTAACACTTCTTTGAATCCTTGATCTGGTCTATGTAGACCTAATCTAACCGGATCTATAAGAGCATTCATACCTAACATTGACTCGATGTTAGGGTTTTCTTTTAAGTATTCCTCTTTTGCGGCGATACTCATCATCTTTTCAAACACCTCACCGGTATCTTTATTACGAAAATCATACAATGGCATAGTTTTCTCCTGTAGTTTTATTTATAAACTCCGGGACTGACCTTTTCTTCCAAGAGAACATCCTTTGCTTCTCACCATTGTAGTAGTTACGATATGACTGTACTCCATCACCCGGTACTTTATATTGATCAGGCATGGCTGGAGTAGGATCCGTAAATTCTCCGTGTGGTAGATTATTAGGAAACCATTTTAATTTATCTACCAAACCAATCTCTTGACACTTATGAACCTTACCGTATCGATATGTATACTCGGTACATAATGCTTTAAGTAAACACCATAACCAATAATAGTTGTCTCTATTTTGTCTGCACCATACAGCTGATGGATGGTTAACATGTGTTGCACTATACAATACTTCGTTGCGATCATCAGATAATATCCAACGTTTTACGTTACGACCAGTTGCTGTCTTACCCATAGTTTGGTCGCCGTCGAGTATACGATGCGCCGTAGACAATAGTTGACAAGATTCAAGTATCATCTTGACACAGTGTTTATCTACATGGTATTCTGCGGCTTTGGTAGGGTTACGAGATAGGTAAAATATATTCATCTTCAATTTTAGGTAAGAAGCGCGGGTGATTTATTAACCACTTCTTAATCTTCAATGCACCTTTTTGTTCAAGTTTATAAGCTTCAATTTCCCATGGTTGACGACGGTATATGTATCTATGCTTATCGTCCTCATAAGTTAAGTATTTAATCCTAACGTCATACTTTAGTTGACCAGATATAAATTGTCTGGCATGAACTAACTCATGTGCTATAGTCTTGCATAAGTTAATAGTATTCTTTGCGTTTAACTCGATCATGATATCATCGTCATACTCTTGATCTGTAGTACCAAGTAACTCTTTAGACTTAAAGTTTTTAAACAGGAAAGTGTACTTTATGTCTTTAGATTTTTTAGGATATTTTTTGGATATGTCTTTGATCAGGGTCTTTTCAGCTGCAAGGCATTGCTTAACAAACGTAGTAAGCCTGCGCGCAGAAAGCTTCCGTACAGCAGGTGTACAGTAGACCGAAATCTTATCTGTTTTATGAAGTAATATTTGTCTTATCATACTATATAATATACCACAACTCCTAATTAATGTACATGCTAACATAAGTTGTTGATTATAAAGACAATTTAAAACTCACCTGGACTCACGAGTATCCAGACCTATAGCTTACTATCTATTTATGTAAAACTATGCTCCAGGAGCTTCAGGTGCGATGAATCCTGCTGCCTCTACAACCTTACGAGTGATCTTTTTGTATAGCTTAGGAAGCTTTTGATCCTTGATAGCTATGATAAGCTTAGCCTCAGATGGATGTACTGACTCCAACAGAGATATGAATAACGCTTCACGCTTGATAGGTTTTAAGTCTTTCCTAAGGAACACATAGAAACGTCTAAGTTCCTGTGTAAGGATAGCTGGACTCATTCCAATGGGTGCAGCATCTGGTCTATACGGAGGTTCATCCTCAGGAAGTAGGAACTTCTTCTCAGGTAGGAAAGCATACTCAAATATGATCTTGAGTGCTGAGTTACCTTTATATTTTGTTCCTAATAGCTTGGGATCTGCATTGATCTCATCTAATATTTCGGGTAAAAATCTAATTGCCATTTTAAAAGTCCTCAATTGAGTCGAGTAATAATCGACATTTGTTTTTTATAAGGTAATTCATCACAGAATTCTTGTCACCTAGTGGGACAGTCTTCTCATATATATCTATAATACTTTTAGCTAGATCCTCGGGGATATAGTCAAAATTAACGAGAGTCTGGTTACGTTGATAGTTACGTCTCTCTTCGTCATTCTTACAAGCATCGATACCCTTCTCAAAGAATTCAGGTAAACGCTTTGCTGAGAATGGTTTTTGTCGATCACCCGATACGAACACATCGTCGTTACTTAGGATGTTTGGTATACCATCACCTGAGTCACCCTTAACTATGTGTGTTATCGTATATTCTTGTATGTCCTTCTGAGATCCTTCTACGAACTTACGTTGCATAGGTGACCACTGACGGACGTTCTTGTTACGTTGTAGCTGTATGAAATCCTTATCAGATGATACTATTAACACCTTTTGTGGTTCAGAGAATAGTCCTTGCTCCACTAATAAGTTTTCTTGTGTATACTCTGTTAGTACAGCTATGATATCATCAGCTTCTGCAGTATCGATAAGAAGCAGCTTATATGGGAAATAGTGCAGTAAGTCTGTACGTAGCTCTGCAAGCGTATCAAATATGAAACCCCAATCAAGGTCGGACTTATCTCTGTTTGCTTTACGATGTGCTTTATAGTGTGGGAATATCGACTTACGCCAATAGTTACGGCCATCACATGCGATGACCACCTCCCCATAGTCTTTGTACTTCTTCTTATAAGACTGGATAGTAGATAGTGTCGTATGTCTGATTAGGTTCTTGATCTCTTCAGGAGTTTGATTCTTTATATCCTTCTGAAAGGGTAAGATGTTACTTAATGCGATTTGACTGTAGTCTAAGATTATAATTTTGTTTTCTCCTTAATAAGAGTCCATCCTATAGTGTTGGCTCTTTTTTCACGTATTTTTATATTTCCATAATCTCTAAATTTTGAAGATATACTGCCTACTGGATATCCAACGCATCTTCTTAGGTGAGTTCTTCTTCTTGTTTGATACGATCTCAGGGATATCCACATCACTCTCATATACTGAGGTGACTTGATCTGAGTTGATAGCGATTTGTTTTGTTGCATTGCCATCGAATGCATTTTCAAATAATACGATTGGCATTAGAACGCTCCCAATAAAATAGTTTCTTCGTTGATCCGACCATTTGGAACTGTTGGCTTGGTCGTTAAAGCCTTTGCTGCTGTATTCAAATTCTTTTTACTTATAGATAAGTCTTTGAAGAACTTCTCAGGATTCCTAAGTGTCCATGACCATGACTTAGCTACACTGTAATTAATTATAGTTGTACCCTTAACTGATAATAAGTCTGAGTCATCAGCTATATAAGCCACAAGTTTTCTATACTTGATATTATATGCCCATAACTCCTTAGCACCAACGATGTCTGTAGGATTACATGACTTAAGATTCAATAGATCGTGCTTAAACATATACTTAAGTTTCTTAACTAATACTGCAGGAGGCTTAACCTTAACTACCCTTGGCTTCTTAACAGTAACTTGATGTTGAGCACAGTCATCTACAATAGATTGGATCGCAGCTCTAAACTTTTTAAGTTCTGTCTTAGTAAGGAATGAATAGCCTTCTGTAAGTTGTTCATCTGTACCAGTCAATGCTTCATCTATCTCATCAACGTTAAGCTTATAGTAGTCACCGATACGTTTAGCGACCATGCCTGACACGTTGTTAGATAACAAGTGTGCTTTAGTATTGAAGTCCCACGTTTTAGAATGGATAAACTTATCAATAGCATAGTCGATGTCCTCAGAGGCAGCACGAGCTGCATCAGTCACACGTTGATCTATAGAGATGACTGGTGCCTTAGGACGATCGTCTACTATAGGTTGATTATAAGAATAGCACTCGTATAATGAGTCAAGCTTATCTTGTATACCCTTTTGATCCTTATCAGATAGATGCTCACCTTTATTGAGTATAGTAATAAGAGATCCTAATGATAGGAACTCATAATCTGGCGCCTTTGATAAGACATCATAATATTTCTTATTAGTCTTCTTAAGATAATTATGTACGGCCTTAGCACGTTCACTGTTATCCATATTAAGATTATAGTATCCTAAAGCTTTCATCAAAGATGTGCGATACTCGTCCTGTGTTACCACAGGAGCACCCGCACCTATACCTTTAGCGATAGCCTTTTCTTGCCATTCTTTTGTAGGTTTTTTAGTTTTCATATTGGCAGTATACCATAATTAATTATTAATGTACAATTATTCAGCTTCTTGGTTTGTAACTGTTTGATAGATCGTCTCAAACTCATCGTTCAAAGCTACCTCTTCATTAAAGTTTTGCTTATGATACGTATTAGCAAGCTTAGCAAGTGTCTTCTTAGGGATCTTAAACTCGTCATAAAGGTTCTTAAGTACTTCTCTTACGAAGTCCTTCTCAGCCTCAACGCGTGTCATTGAATCGGAGATCTCGTTAAGAGCCCCTTTGATTTTCTTTTTGTCTTCTTCAAGTAACTGCATTATTTGACACCTTTCACATTTTTAATTGAATCCCAGCGGAATGATCTCCACTCTTGCTTTTCTAGATCAAACACTCGTAGAGCGTCATCACTGAATTTTGTATTTTCTGACTTAGGCTTTTTGTCTTCAGGTATAGAGGCTTCAGCTAAAGTACACCACATGTCTCTATCAGTACCATCCTTTTTAGTAAAGGTAATCAATACACCTGATGACTTAATCATCGCAGTCAGTGCTTCTCTTGTTTCTTTGTCCATAATATCTCCTTAATAATTTTTTAAAGTGCACTAGGTAAAATAGAGGTACCCTTAGTTTGACCCCTCTAATGCACTTTAAAAAAGACTCTCGGCACTACCGTTGCAACAGTAGCTGACCCATCGGAAGCAATTCCATGGAAGTGTCCGCATATATTTTATTGATTGGCTGAGAGTCTTATTCGTCATAGCCAGGACCCCAGAAGTGAGGGTCGATACCACCTAGATAGTTTAGGTCTTCGTTATCATCCTCTTCAATAGGATCCGGTACTGGTGTAATGTAACCGTCTTTTTTGTCTTTGACATTTAACATGATATCATTATACCCTTTTTTTGGTTTATTGTACATATATTTTTAAGCCTTAACACTGTCAACTGTTGCAAAGCCAGTCACCGCTGCTTTACTGTAACCCTTAGACCAAATGCTGCCAGTCCTATTTACAGGTACTTCACTGCCTCGTGGACCATGATATGGCAACTGTTGAACCTTACCACCATTATCTAAAAATTCTTGAACTGCTTGTTGAAATTCTTGTTCTGTCATAGCTTTCTCCTTACCAACTTGAATTATAAAATACTTCTTCGCCCCTCGCAATTGCTTCGCGAGCTTTCTTGATGAACTCTATGTCTGATGCTTTATCATCAGCATCGAACCTTGAGTCATAACCAAAGAAGAAACCTTCGGTCATAGGTAACTGGTTAGTCTTAACGCGGGCCTCAATATAATCAAGGTCTGCCTCTGTAAGTTGAAGCTCAACTCCGTTGAAGTCGATCTTTGAGTCTTCGCTGTACTCGTCAGGATACTCGTCGATCAACCATTGTGGAACCTTAGCTCCCTTATCATGCCATAACTCTTCCATAAGACCATGAAGAGCGTTGTGTTTTCTCCAGTATTGAAGCTCCGTTGATGGTGCTTCAGCTGCAGATTCTTTAGCGCGGCTATACGCATACATATCTAAACCCATAATATTCTCCTTTTACATAAAGTCAATTGCGATCTCATCACCTATTGAGTGGATAGCTAGGTGATCAGGGCTATATGTCTCACCGAAGTAATTCATAAGCTGTGTAGCTCCGTTACTATTAGTCTTAACGAATAGTGTACCACCTACAAACTCAGCTTCTACGTTGCCGAGGATACGTTGAACGTTTTCTAAGGCCAAACGTTCGAAAGCGTCATACTTTGCTTGTTGCTCAACTGTATTCATTATATAATCTCCGTTTCAACTTCTTCAATTTCAATGCGATCACCAATTTCAAACACACCTTCAGCTAATAATTTTTGAAGGGCTATCTGAATATCATAACTATCTGTACTGTCAGCCATTATAGAATTTAATGGACCACCTAAACCTACAAGAGTTACGTTTGCTACTGTTTTAAATAAAGCCATTATACAGCCTCTCTTTCGTCTCTCATTAAACTAAACATGATGTGCTTAGCGCGGTTGATATATTGACGTGCTGTCTCAACGTCTGGTTCACCGAACTCACCTGACATTGCTTCTTGCGCATCTGATAGGATACCAGCTGCAAACATTAGCTCCATACCTGGAAAACAATCACGTTTTACCATTGCTGCTAGTTGTGCTTCTGTACATCCAAACATCTTAATTTCGCTACTTACGTCTCTCATTTGTTTCTCTCCTTAATTAATATAGAACCATTATACCGGAAAGTCTAATTAATGTACATAGGCCCCCTTAAAATAAATAAGGTATACAGATCAATAACTTATGTATTATGCAAGTTATTGATTATATTGGACTTTAGTTTGGGTGTGCCCTGGAGCGCCTGGGACAGCGCGGGCTGGAGGATATATGCTACTTAGATTGTGCCCTAAAAGTGCCATCCCATTCAGCCGGGAGGCCCTCTTCCATACGTTCAATCATGTTCATGTAGTACTGCTTGATGGTTACGCTGTCATCTTCGACCAAACCTTTGGCCCATTTGATAGCTTTATCCCAGTTTCCACGATAGTATTCTTTTATGTATTCATTATGCGCGTGTTTAACTGTCTCACCGATCGTGTAGATCTTAATGCCTTCAGTCTTACCTTTCACTGCGATGTTATCTAGTTCAATAACGTTGTAATGGTCTTTAACTAGTTCTGCTGTGCGTGCACCTAAAACAAGCTTAACACCGTACGGCTTAGATTGTCCTTCAAGCCTTGACGCCAAATTGACTCCGTCACCGAGACAAGTATAGTCAAAACGCTGGCTAGAACCCATATTACCCACAACGACATCAGCAGTGTTAATACCAAGTCCCATCCCGAAAGCCGGTACGCCTTCTTTAGCAATCTCTTGATTGAACGCATCTAAGTCTCCTAACATTGATAGTGCAGTCTTAACTGCGTTGAGAGCATGATCTTTATCATCAAGTGGAGCATTCCAAAATGCCATCTGCGCATCACCAATATACTTATCAAGTGTTCCGTTGTTCTCTATGATCTTAGCAGTCATAGCTGTCATGTAACGATTCATGATCTTAGTTAAGCCTTGTACATCCTTACCATAGTGTTCTGATATGGTTGTGAAGCCTCTTACGTCTGTAAACATGATACTTAATTCTCTTGTTTCACCACCAAGCTTTAATAACTCAGGGTTCTTTTGTAGTTTATCAACCATTGCTGGTGATAGGTATGTACCAAACTGTTTCTTGATCTGTAGTTTTTGGTTTAACTCGCTTACAAACTTAACAGTATATGTATGAGCATATACGATAGCCAAAGCAACGATAGGAAAAATCCCATCCAAAAGAACGCCGTAATGAGAGAAAACATAACTAGAAGCGTAATACAAAAAGCCAAGAAGAAGCAAAATAGGGATAATAGCATATTTCCACCTTGATAGGATAATGATAAAGATTGATAATAATATGACTGCTAATACTTCAGCGCCATCTGCCCAGCCAGGTCGTGATATGCTAGTACCTGATGTGAGCGTGTCTAGAACTGACGCTTGAAGGTAATGAGGAAAGAGTCCACCTCGAGCTGTTGCAACTGGGTTGTTAAGTCCCTTTGCGGTAAGCCCAACAATGACGATACCTCCGTCAAATGATTCTGGGAGGTCCATAAGACTGTGTTCAATTGGAGTCGAGCTCCAGTCGACCCAGATACGACCGATTGGGTCGGTTGTAATTTTGGAGAAGCTTGGGATTCGAACAGCTTCGATTCCTGAAACGGAAGATTTGACTTGGAAACTTGGGTCTCCGACTGCGACACGCAAAGTTTCGAGAGTAATACTTGGGTAGAGCAAGCCTCCGCTTGATACGACCATAGGGATACGACGAACAACACCATCAATTTCAGGTAAGACATTTACAACTCCTATTCCAGCAGCTTTGTTATTAAATAGTTCAATGTTAGGTTGGATCCCAGGGTAATCAATAGTGAAGTCATGAGCTGGTGATCCAATCTCAGAGACTCCCGGTCTAAATGCTTGTCTAACTTGTTTATCTGTCGATGCTACCTGAGGTAAGACGACAGGGTGTCCAGCAAGACTATCAACCAAGTTGGCATCGCGTCCAAAGCGATCAGAGTCAGGCATAAAGATATTAAAAACAACAAGACCAGCATGACGGTGATAAAGATCCTCGATAATATTTGCATATTGACTCCTTGGAAATGGGAATTGACCAAGTCTTTCAATCGACTTATCATCGATGTTAACCACGTGGACTTGCTTGGAAACGGTCTGTGGTTTACTAGTAATTAGTGTATCAAAGTACCTTAGTCGAACTGACTGCACAAAAGATGGGTCAGATGCTCTAATACCTACTAGCAGAGCTAACGTTAACAGTGCAAACCAGGGTGATAATAATCTTTTCATTTGATAGCGTGTGTCTTCTTATGTTTTAAACTCTTCTTGATTGCTTTCTTCCAAAGCTTCTCTTCTTTTTTAGGCTTATGCTTAACGCATGCCTTATACATCTTCATTATTAGTTCTTTAACTTTCATGCTATGCTCCTTGTATTTTAAACTTAATATACTCTGTTATCAAGTCAGCGACGTCAGTCTCACAATACTGTTCAAACCCTTTAAATCCTGGGTTTGAGTTAGCTTCGCATACTCTAAAGCCTCTTTTGTCGAATAGTAAATCCACACCTGCAATATCTAGCTTAAGTACTTTTGCAGTCTCTCTAGCTATATATTCAATCTCGTCAGTTATCTCGTAGTTATGACCGGTACCACCATTAGTGATGTTAGCTCTGAAGTCACCCTCTGGTGCTGTACGTCTCATAGCTCCTACTACTTTACCACCTATGACAAGAACCCTTAAGTCCTCACCTGGACGGTCACCAAGATATTCCTGTACTATCATCGTCTTCTTAGCGTTTAAGATATCGATGAACTCCATCATCTTTTTGTACTCTCTTATGGTCTCACAGAGGTGTACACCTTCCCCATAAGAACCTGATACCAGCTTAACGACACACGGAAAGCCTATGTTATCAGTCACTAAGTCATCGTCTATAGGCAACCTTACTAACATCGTGTTTGGTATAGGTAACCCGTTCTTACTTAATATCTGTGATGTCCTTAGCTTATCTTTTACTATCTCGACAGCAGAGCTTGAGTTAACACACATCACGCCTGCTTGTTCAAAGTGTCTTATCACTGCTAGCTGGAAAGGTAGTATGCCTGCACCTAACCTAACCAATAATAACTTTGGTAACTCTATCGTCTCACCGTCGTACTTGATACCTTCACGTAGGTCTTTATCTACGATGATGTCAAAGTTATCAGGATGGCAGACACGAGCAGTTATACCTTTTGATGTAAAGCTTTCTACGAGCTTATTAGTCTCGTACTCGTTTCTTTCCTGCTTTGATAATATAATTACAGTCATGACACATTATAACTTATTATTTAATTAATGTAAAATTATTCGAAGCCTTCGTTGCGTTTTACACGCCATACATAAGACATCTGTGTTCCATCTGGCCTATCATCATTGATAAGTATACGCTCACCGTTTGGTAAGTTAAAGATGATGTCGTCAAACCTAATATCATGTTTCTCTAAGAACTTTATAGTATGCTTCTTAAGATACTTTGGTCTAGCAGTGATTAAGATTATATGGTCCTTTTCAGGTATAGTATCCCAAAACTCTTTAACACCAGGCAATAACTTATCTTTACATACCGCAGACTTTAATAGGTTATATCTTAATATAGTCCCATCAAGATCGATAAACCAAGTCTTGCGATGTTTAGACTTTAAGTTAGTTAACTTCATTTATAGTGGTAACCATAGCCATAAACCTTGTGACATCAATACTACACCAACCAAACATAATAGGAATGATGAGTAGAATAATGGCATTGACACTGCAAGGATAGACGCTGATAACAACACGATTGATAACTGGTAAGCTGTACCTGCATAACCGATCCATGGAGATCTCTTCTTAGCATAGTCACGGTCAGCTTCTAACTTCTTAGCTGTATCGTACAAAGCTGGTTTTCCCTCTGGACCAAAATCATATGACTTAGCTTTCTCTTCAAACTTCTTAGCTAGTACTGGGTTGGTTGCAGTCTGAGCTGAGATCTCATACTGTGTTTGCTTTACTGATTTAGCTTGGTAGAAGTTCCATAAGTCGTTTGCTTTGATCGTGTTGTTCATGATGAGTGAACCTAATGAACCTCCGAACCATACGTTAAATGCCAATAAAGCAGCAAATATATTAATGATTAAACCCGCATGTGATTTAATCTTAACCTCTTTTTCTGATCTTGAAGGTCCAATGTTCTTAGTCTCTTCCTTTGTTAATGTCTTAATGACCATATCTTCTAAAGCCATGTTAGTTTCCTTTTTGATTGATGGTTATACTATTGGTCGTTTGGTCTTGATTTTTTAAATTTACCGTTACGCCATTTTGTATAATATTTATATTGTATCCTTTATCTTTATCTATTAATACTGTAGCACTATCTTTAACTGTTCTTTGTATCATCCAATATGTTTGTTTGTCAAAAATATAAACTTGATTTAGAGCATTATATCCTACAACAAAAGTAGCTAACAATGTATTATCAAGAGCATTTGTTAAATAGTTTGTATCAAGAGGATTAACATCTAGTTCATTGAAACCCGCATATGGGTCTTTAAATACTTTTGAATCTAATGCATTTTGTTCCAATCCTGTAAACTCTAAAGCAGAACCAGATTTATTGGCTATTTCAGCTTGTATTCTTTCAACAACTTCTTTTGGAGGTTTAACGATAAGCATATTATCAATAGCTGATTCTGATAAAGCTAATAGAACAGGTTTAAGAGGTTTAATTTCTGATGATTTTGTTACTGTAGCTTGAAATGCTTGGTTTAAAACAACTTTTCCCATAGCTGTGCTAACTTCAATTGAACCAACTGAACCATCTGGATTAGGTAATAAAATAATGAGAGATTGACCTATTTCATCTACTGTCATTGTGAATGCTGTACCACGAACAGCAACAGTTGCCGTTGGTGTATTGATTGCTACATTCTTATTATTTTCATGTGCAATATTACCTGATGCATAGCGAACAGTTCCCATTGTTACATTGAGAGCTAATTTACCTGCACCTTTTTTATTGGGGTCATAGACAAATTCGTCTATAAGAAGTTTTGAATGTTCTGTGACTTTTACTTGAGTTTTATCTTCAAATGTAATGCCTACTATTCCATTGCCTGTTTGAACAATATCATTACTATCTATATTTGATTTAGGTTTAGCCTCTATTACATCTTTATTTCTAGTAATAGAGGCTGGACCTTTTTGTTCAGTTATAGAACCAATTACCGCCCAACTAGTGTTGGATAACAGAAACAGAAGCGTTGTTACCAGTAAGGTTAACAATCGCACTATTTGGGTTGGTCGTACCATCTTGAGTCACACTTATATTATTTGAATTACCAATGTTGTTAATACTAATACTATGGCCTGCACCAGCACCAGTACCATTTGCACCTGTTTGGCTTGTGGTGATACTGTTATTGTTACCTGCAATTGCTATAGTATCTGTAACATTTTTACTGTTTATGGTACTTGTTATCGAATTACTATTTCCTACAGTAGTGATGCTATAGTTATAATTACTCGAATCTCTCATTGTTCCTATATTCAATACAGAATTATTGTTACTACCTGAAAACGATAAATTTAAATTACCGTTATCAGTACCAAAGTTTCCGTAATTCAATACGATACCGTTACTATTACCATCTTGAGATATTACTCCTGTAGAACCACCACCAACAAAATTACCTGTGATAGAGTTGTTCATACCGTTTTGTGTGATACCTAAATTAATACTGTTACCATCAATCACAAATGATGGACTACCAACATTAGTAGGATCTCCTACCGTGTTGTTAGAACCTGTTTGTGTTATGGTGACTGTAGAATTATCAGCGTTAGTTTGGTCAATATAAACACTATTACCTCCACTATCGACTGCCAAAGCACTAAATGCTAATAACAAACCCATCACAAAAGTGATAAGCTTACTTTTCATTCTTTTTCTCCTTAAATTGCCACATACCTTTTTTTTCACCTTGAATAATCAATTGCTCTACCGCCAGGTCTGTAGCTGCTTTTATGGCGTGTATAGAAGCCTCTGTTTGAGATATTCCTATCTCTTGTTCAAAATTTTGTGTTCCATTATCAAAAAACTTAAATATAGCTACACCTGCTGTATAACTCAATATGGTTTTTTGAGCGTTTACTGTTAATAGCACTTCACCTGTTTGTGTGCTAATTGCTCTTATGCTTACAGTTACAACATCTTCTTGATATTGTGTGTCTGGTCCAATTCCTAACCAACGAACACCAATACCACCTGTTCTTATGTTTGTATCGTAACTTATAATACCTCCTTCAATAATCATACCTGCATATAACATAGGTCTGATACCAGAAGGATCTTTTGCTTCATCTCTTGCTGAACGAATTAATTGTCTTTCTTTTAATAAATTATCAATACCAACTCGTTCTACTATTCTAAACCATTTTCCGTCACCAGCATCTTCTAATGACTTTAACAATACTGTTTCACCACCTTGTGTTACAGCGGATGATAACTTAGCAATCGTAGCAGAATCTTTTCTTTGACCAGTTTTATCAGCAAAGCTATAAACAGCTACAACTACTTTACCATTAACAGGTTCAGGTAACGGAGTCTTAGCCCATTTCATTGGCATAAGCTCTGGTTCTTTTTTAATAACATTCATTGGCGGTGTGCAACCAATTACTACTATACACATAAGTGCTATTAATATTTTTTTCATATTAGAAACTTAATGTTCCAATAGGAATACTAACTTGCGTCACATTACCATTTTGATCATTAACAGTCATGTTAATCATGTCAGCTGTTTTGGTGTATGTAATAGTATTACCTTCAATGGTAACAGTTCCACTATTTTGTGGATTCTCACCAAACAGATTATTAATTAATTGTGTAGATAATTGAGCATAGACTCTGCTCTCAAAGTTAGTCAAGAACTTGGCTAATATAGTATTATTAGCGGCATTTGCTGCATCGATTGCCGCCTGTTTCTGTGCTTCTGCTATTGCTTGTTTACGAGTATATTCTGTATTCTCTATCGTTTGAACGTGAGAAGAGTATCCTATACCTGAAAAGGAAGGAGATTTAAATTGAAACGTCTGTTCTGCATAAGCGTTACTGCTTATCAGTACTACTGCTAGGATCCTGGCGAGCTTCATTCTTCTCTTTCTCTCTTAAAGACAGAATAACGTTCACCTTTTGATTGAGCCTAATAAGATCGTTGTCTAACATACGAATACGATCTATCAGTTCAATCAATACCTTATTTGAATCACCTAAAACTGGTTTAATTTCTTCTGTTACCCACTTCCATACATAAAAGATTAGATAACCTAATCCTCCAGCAGCAATAATGGGAAACCCATATTTGTTAATTAAAAATGCTATATCACCCATGTTAATCCCTTCGGGCGTCAGATTGTTCTGCTCTTGCTATTCTATCCAAATCAGGTGGGATTCCTAAGGCATGACTTACTTTGGTATCTATACGAATGACGTCATGATTCATAGCTGCGACTCTTTTGTCAAGGGCTATGATAATACCACTCATGCCTTTAACTCCAGATGTTACACCAGCTAAGATAAATTTGAGGGTTAAGAAAACGAAATATCCTCCAGCAAGAGCTGAGGCTATGGGAAATCCTACCTCTCCGACTAACTTAAGAAAATCCATATAGCTATTTATATAGATTATGTCTTAGTTTGGAGTTCGTCTATCTCTTGTTCGATTGTTTTTGCAGGATGGTCTGGGATATGGTCTGCAGGCATCTTAGCGGGATGCCAAGCTTCCTCAGTTGCTGGGCTAACATACTCGTCAGGGTTAATACTATCCTCATAGTGCAAACCATGGTTGCCGTTCTGAGCTACAGTATCTATACGACTCTCATCCGAGTCTGCTTCTTCTGGGAGGGGTGTAGGATCTGGTTCAAGCCACTTACGTTTACGAGGCTTTTTCTTTTTAGGAGGATCAATAGGGTAATTGAACCAAAAAATAATATAAGTTTTATGCTGTCCTTTGGCTAATAATATTAGCCGGGGTTGATTCATTTTTTTTAAAAATATGAGGCGGCATAATATCCAAAAGAAGATGGATCCTATCCACTGAGCTATTGTTGTCAACAGAGTGTTGGCGCGTGTTATTAATTTCATAACACACACCCTCTTCCATATTAAACGTTTCATTGCCTACAGAAAAATAAATTTCTTTATGTGTCTTAATAGGAATGTGCAGTCTGTGGATAGAATTCAAGTAATACCCCATATCAACATGTGGCTTCACTTTTTTTCCTGCGGGTAAATTGATGTAGAGACACTTTCCTACCTTGCCGCCCAACTTAGTTTCTAGATGTGTCACAATCGGTTTTGTAAGTGCCACAAGCTGGTCATCAATATGGTGGTGTGTTAATGGATAGCCTATGCCATCCCAAGTGGCTTCTATATCAGTAATGAAGATATTTTTTGAGTCCCCGTGAAATAACTGATATCGCTCTTGCCTGCTCTTATTAATTTCCCACTCTTCCTGGAAGCTAGTAATTAATGAGCGAATGGCAGAAATATCTATGTTTTCAATTATTTTAAAATTACCTTCAAAGTTCATAATTTATTCTCTAAGGTTTAATATTAAACGAAGCGGTTTGAAAAAAAATTAAAAGTGTTTAGTTAGGACAACATTTAAAGATTGCATCGTAAGGTCTGCGTTTAAATTATTAGCGCTTCTGAAATGTGAAACGTCAATATTTGACCAATTATAATGGTACTCAGCACCCAAGCCCCATGCTTGATCTAGCTTATATTCTAGCCCCAGTTTAAAATTAGCACCAAAATTTACTGAGGTATCACTGACATTGCCAGGATTTACAATGTTAGCTCCACCAGGGTCTGTTGGATTGTTCTGCTCTTGCTATTCTATCCAAATCAGGTGGGATTCCTAAGGCATGACTTACTTTGGTATCTATACGAATGACGTCATGGTTCATAGCTGCCACCCTTTTGTCAAGCGCTGTGATTATACCAGACATACCTTTGACTCCAGATGTTACACCAGCTAAGATAAATTTAAGGGTTAGGAATACGAAATAGCCACCAGCAAGAGCTGAAGCTATAGGAAATCCTACCTCTCCTACTAACTTAAGAAAATCCATATATGCTATTTATATGGATTAGTTCTTATTTTGCAGTTCGTCTATCTCTTGTTCTATAGTCTTATCAGGGTGTTCTGGGATATGATCTGCAGGCATCTTAGCGGGATGCCAAGCTTCCTCAGTTGCTGGACTGACATACTCGTTGATGTTTATACCCATAGATGGCTCTTCAGGTGGAGGAGGTGGTGCTGTAGGCACTGTATCCTCATAGTGCAACCCATCATTACCGTTTTGTGATACTACGTCTATCCTACCATCGTCTTCTGGCCATATGGGAGGTTCACCTATTGACCATTCATTTGGGGTATCTACGTCTTGTTTTCCTTCAGTAACACTTATGCCACCGCCAACTGTATGGTCAAAACCAGGTCTCATTATATTATGAAGAAATGGCTTTTCTATAGGATCAAGGTTGATTGGATAATTTTTCCACTTTGATAGGTCGTCTTCTACTTCAGGCTGTCTTTTTTTTAGCGACCAGTTTACAGCGACTAGCATGAGCACTGCAAGAGGGTCAAACACTAATACGATCATGATGATGACCCAACGGACTGCTTTTTCAAGCACGTTCTGGTCTAACGTATCACCATAGATTAATGCTGCGATGTACTTGATAGGACCAACCTCGGCCTCGATCTTACGAGCTTGAGATGCCACTGGAGCGCGTTCGCCCTGTAGCTTAACGATGGCTGCTTGAGATACAGATATCTCGTTCTGTAACTTCTTACGTTCATTAGCTTGTGAGCGTCTGATCTGTACAGCTTTGTCTGCACCAGTTTCGTCTGTAGATCTACTTAACTTCTGATCCACCTGAGCATCCATCTGAGCTAATGCTTTACGAGCGGCATCGATGTTATCACGCTGAGTCTTGATCTTTTCGTCAAAGATCTGTACTTGTGCTGATACGTCTCCAGCTGGGACTGCTTGGTCAAGATGGGCTTTTGATAAGAACCCAAAGATACCCATAGATGTAATCATCATGAGGATAATTACTGCTGTAGTAAAGTAGATCCTAAATGTATTAGGAACATCTTGCCAGTTTCTGTATAACCATGAGGCTACGACTAACTTAGATACTTCAAGTATCCCACCCATGATGATGATTGGAACTACGGCTGCAGCAAATATAGCTGTTAAGCCTGCAATAGAGTAGAACGCAGCGATACAACTCAGCGATATTGCTGATACAAACATTATGCTCGTCATTACTTTATCGTTCATTTTTTCTTTGTTCTAGCTCTTGTCTCTACAATAAGAGCATCTTGTATACGGATCTTATCGTCCTGTGCCTTAATTTGTTTCTTTAAATCTTCTATACGTTCGATCAATATTAGATCTTCTGAGTTTAGGTTATTCCATCTACTCGTTGCTTCATCTATACGTTTATTTTGATAGACGATCTGCTCATGATAATCCACCATCTGGATATAACACATGAATGATGTATATAAACATGCAGCGCATAATAACGTTAACATGAATCCAATTACTCTCAACTTAATTCTCATACTTTATATGACTCCTATGTACACGACAGTTCACGATCCCATTATACCACTTATCTGGGTTTTCTAATACTTCATTTTGCATTTGTAATTTTGCTTCAAAATAACTTGCGGTACCTTTGGATAAGCAAAACATTAGGATTTCCCGTTTGAACTTATCTTCTCCTAATGCCTTGACATCATCTATTACTTCTTTTGATGAGGACCAATATGTCCTCCAATCTGATTCTATCTTGCTGCGGATTTTCTTTTTCTTTTTGTTACCGTTTTTAAGCGTAACTGTTCTTGTAGCAGTCTTAGAAAATTTAGTGAGTTTCTTACCAATATACTTTTTATTGGTAATGCAGTTAGTAATGATATATACAAACCCAACATATTTATCGTCAATAGTCTCAACGGGCACATTGTTGTACATCCATGTCATTCATCATCCTCGTCTTCTTCAAATATATCTGCACCGCATACTGGACAATACACAATATCTTCAATCGTAACATCGTTAGTCTTAACGGTCACCTTGCCTGTTGACTCACAGTTCTCGCAATGAAAATATTTTGTTGCCATTATTGGGCTCCTCCCCATACATCTTCCCATGAACCTTTAAGTGCACCCTTCGCATAGTCGGTTACACGGTTCTCAAAGAAGTTACCATGAACTGGAGCATTGATCATCTCCTCAACCCATGGTAGCGGGTTCTTTTTAACTTTAAAAATACCTTTTAATCCGAGTGAGATCAAACGCCTATCAGCGATGTAACGGATGTATTGTTTAACATCTGCTGGCTCTAACTCTCTCATGTGTGTACCAGAGAATGATAAGTCAATGAACTTATCTTCAAGCTGTACCATCTTCTCAGCTATAGTATATATGCGACCCTTTAAGTCATCATTCCATATCTCGTTGTTCTCTTTGATAAATGTTTTAAATAGCTTAATCATGTTCTCAGCATGCATGGTTTCATCAACGATTGACCATGTAACGATCTGACCCATGCCTTTCATCAAACCATGACGAGGAAAATTAAGCAACATAATAAAAGAACTAAAAAGCTGCATACCCTCCGTGAAAGCAGAGAATACTGCGATGTGTGTTGCAGTTGAAGCAAGGTCACCGTTTTTCGAACTGAGTTCCGTAACATAGTCGTGTTTGTCCTTCATTTCTTGATATTCAAGGAATTCATTATATGTAGATTCTGGCATACCTAACGTCTCAATCAAGTGAGAGTATGCTGCGATGTGTAATGCTTCGCGAGCCGCAAAGCCCATAAGCATCATTCGAACTTCTGGTTGAGGGAAGTATGGTAGGTAGTTCTTAACATAACCGCCTGCAACGTCGATGTCACCTTGCGTAAAGAACCTAAATATATTAGTAAGGAACTGCTTCTCTTCCTTTGTTAACTTCTTCTTCCAGTCCTTAACATCTTCTGCCATAGGAACTTCTGTATGTAACCAATGTGCCTGTTCATGTTTCAACCATGCGTCATATGCCCATGGATAATTGAATGGCTTAAAGTATTCTCTCGTATCGGTTAATTTGTCTGCCATTAGATGTTCAACTCTTTCTTTAGTTCGTTAAATAAATTCATACAATGATCAAATCCTGCTATTGCTTCGTCTAATAGATCTATACTTAACTTAGAGTCTATGTATGCAATGCATGCAGGTCTATCTTCAAATGCATAAGCATGACTGGGTCCTGGTACTAACTTACCTATCATCTTACCACCGTATAAATCACCCATATGTCTTACATATACATGAGCCATGATCTGGTCTGGTCGACTATCAGCTAAAGATAATAGATGAAACATGTAATTCTTTGTACTTATATAAGGTGCCACGATAGTTCCACCTAACTCTGCAATATCAAGTGATATCTTATGAGTACGTCTAAGGTCTTCCATACCTTCAAACAGCCCATGAACTGTAGCGCATGCTTCTAGTGTAGAGTATATATGCCACATCTGTTGAAGGTATGTAAGATAGTGTTCCTTAGTTATCTTACCAGTGAACATATACTGGACAAAATCAGATCCTTCGACCTCTTTGTGTTTTGCTCGAGTATGTTCTGTAAGTATCGTTGCCATTACTTAGCGATTGGTAAGTTAAACTTAATACCAGTTGCTTGCTCGATTGCTGGTACAGTTGTTTGATACTTAGGCAAGTCTTTAACGGGTAATGCAGCGTTTGGCATTAACCATGCAGTAACTTTCTTACTATTCTTTTCATAAACGATCTTATATAAACGAGTAGGGATACCTAAACCACTACCGATCTTTTGATAACCTTGATCCCAAATACCACCAGAGATAACATAGAAGTCTGTGTTTGGTGTTGCAACCCATTGACGTTCATATGTTTCTGCTTGTTTCCAAATACCACGATTGTTGTTAGCTACTTGTGGAACCATGTTTGATAAGTTAAAACTCTCACTCATGATCGCATCGCTCTGTGTGTTGTTACCTGCTGGTGCCATATGACCGCGGTCATGTGTTTTACCAACGATAGCATAGTCAGCTAGGGATGCTGAACAGTTAGGTGTTACTAATGCATCAGGGTGAAAATTATCTTTACGTTTTGCTGGTCCACTGATTGCTGCTTTTGTTAAATGCTCAAACACTGCTTCTGGAGCTTTAACATCACAACGATGGATTACTGCATAGTTTAAATGACATAACTCTTGGTCACCTGCTTTTGCTGTATATGTTGGTAATGCTGCTTCAAACTGACTGCAGTCTTTTAAACCTGCAAATGCTGCTGTTGTTGCTGATGCAAAAAATAATGCTGCTATAATCTTTTTCATTTATTATCCTCGGTTTCTAAATATATATTACACTCACTTACTGTTATGTCTTTGATCTTTACCTTCTTACCATCGATCCTCACAAAGACATGAGGTTCAACGTACTTCTTCTTTAAAGATGCTGCATTGTTTGTTGCTAAAAAGATATTACGTCCAGCATCTTTTAATCTTTTAATCATTCCTTCGATATGCATGTTATGTCCAGACCCTATAGTTTTCGTAAGCACATGGATTTTTTGGATCCAACTCTCTGTAGAATAAACTGTTGACATCTTTGAATGGTGTCCATTTTGTTTCAACGAATGGGACTTTACCTAGATATGGGTCAGCATACTTCAATACGAAGTCATATGGTATTGCTTCTGGCTCCACATAACCTTCATTTGGGTTCTCAATTGCCCATATCATTGCACCTAACATTGATGCAACAACCTGTAATGATGTAGCGTTCTCTCCTGGTATTAGTCTCCTTGCTTCCTCGATAGTTAACTGTGAACCGTGCCACATACCAAAGTCATCCCCCAATAATAGCACACCTAATTCATCCATACCACCCACGATCTCATCCTTAGCGATGCGTAGTTTAGTATGTAGATCTAACTCTTTACCTCTCATCTCATGTACTGAAGCGATAGCTGCATCACATGGTTGATAGACGTAGTATACTGATGGCCTAAACGATTTATCTTTAGTTTCAAAGTATTCTGATATCGTTACAGCTTCTGAGTGTTGGATATGGAAGCCATTGTATTGACCACCTAATGGAACCCATGATCTTAGTAACACTGATACACCGGGTTGGAATAGGTATGCAGTGTTACCTTGTGCTTTACCATTCTCTGGGTTAGTATCTTCGTGTGTACCCCAACCCATCTCAGCGGGAGCTCTACCTTCTGCCCAAAAACCTTCACATGACCATGTATTTACAAACTCATTCTTTTCTTTTGGTTCACCAAGGACTTGTGTGTCACGTTCTGCAACATGTACTACCTTAACACCAACCTTCTTCATCAACTGTGCCCAACCTTCTTTATCGGTTGGTACTACATACTTGATGCCTTTCTTTTCTGCTAACTTGAGTAACGCTCTCTTAGTAAGGTGTGTCACCAAACCAGGGTTTGCACCATGAGTTCCAACAACCGTTGCTGCACCTTTGTACTTCTCTGCCATAGCACGAACTTCTTTATGAGTATGGTATAGTGTACGTTCTGCTAGTTTAGGGATAGTCTCGTCTGGTTCATCTTCCCATCTTTCAAGAGATGTATTGATGTAATGAACACCATGTTTTAAACACCATTCAAGGATCTCAAGTGCACCGATGTTTAGTGATACATCGATAACAAACCCACCTTCATCTACATACTTTGATAGTGTAGATTCTAAGTTATTCCTTAAGATCTCTTTCTTAATGTATGTGACTGCAGACTTACCATTACGTTCTTTAAAAGTTTTTTCGTTCTCACCCTTCTCAAGCACTATAATGTTAGATGCTTCAGATGTGATGTGTCTAAGGATTATTGGTAAGATCGCTTGACCTACAGATCCATAACCTAAGATCAAGATCTTCCTACCATCAAACTTTACATACTTCTTATTTTTATAGTCTATGAACTTACTAAAATTTTCTATTGCCATTTTAATCCCTATATTTTGTGAATAGTGTGAAGGTCATCCTTCACAGGCAAGACAAGTGTCTCCGTCTGTCATTGCTTTAAGGTTGATTTCCGCTATCACTTCACGTTCAATACGTTTAGATACTTTGTCTGCCTTAGCAATCTTATCCGAACGACAATAATACATAGTCTTTAATTTTTGTTTCCATGCCATAAAGTGTACTGCATGGACGTATTTGATGTTACTATCTGGTCTAAAGAATACGTTTAAGCTTTGTGCTTGGTCGATAAACTCTTGACGGTCTGCTGCATGCTGCACCACCCATCGTTGGTCAATCTCCATAGAAGTCTTGAACACATCCTTGGTCCAATCGTCAAGTATATCCAAATGTTGAACTGAACCATCATTCGCAATAATTGAAGACCAAACCTCATCATATTTATCACCAGCTTTCTCCTTTATAATCTTGTCAAGGTACTGGTTCTTGTGTAGATGGGATCCTGATAAGGTATCTTGTCTATACGCATTTGCTCTAAATGGTTCGATTGAGGGTGATGTATTTCCCATGAGGATCGAAGAACTAGCGTTAGGAGCAATAGCCATAAGATGACTAAAACGGTTACCCGTACCCACTGCGTCGGGTGCTTCACCTCGTTCTTTACCCAATTGCTGATTCGCTTTGTCCAAGCTTGATCTAATGTGTGCGAAGATCTGTTTATTAAGTCCCGTTGCCATTGCACTTTCCCAGGGAGTATTTCTTCGCTGAAGGAGAGCATGCCAGCCAAGAGCACCAATGCCAATGCTCCGCTCACGAGAAGCAGAATACTTAGCACGCTTAATAGTGCTAGGAGCATTGTCAATAAAATATTGCAAGACATTATCCAGCATTTCTGCAACATCTTTAAGAAAAAGTTTGTCATCTTTCCAATCATCATAATACTCCAAGTTTAAACTAGATAAGCAGCATACAGCTGTTCTCTTTTCATTAGTAGGTAAAATAATCTCGGAGCATAGGTTAGATTGATGTACTTTTAAACCTTTGTCCTTTAACCATTGAGGCAACTTTCTATTAGACTCATCGATAAAGTGTAGGTATGGTTCACCTGTTTGCATACGTAATTCTAATAGCTTTTGCCATAATTCTTTTGCTGATACCACTTCCCTTACTTCACCTGAGTGTGGATCTTTTAGTTCCCAATCATCGTTAGCTTCAGGATCCTTCATACAATTTTCAATAATCTCCATGAATGCATCAGGAATATTAACACCATGATGTAAGTTCAAGCACCGCATGTTTTGGTCACCTGTTGGCTTACGCATTTCCAAGAACATCATAATGTCCGGATGACTAATGTCAAGGTAAGCAGCGTAGCTACCCCTACGAGTACGACCTTGGCGGTATGCGAGAGAACTAGCGTCGTACATTTTAAGATGAGGCATAACACCAGTAGATTTGTCATCAGCACTACGAATACCAAAGCCGATGCCAACACCACCCCCAAGCATAGATAGCCAATTTGTTTCAGATAAGTTTTCAACTAAACCCTCCGCGGTGTCTTCAATAAAGTTAAGGAAGCAGGAAATTGGAAGACCTCGTTTGCTGCGGCCAAATGAAAGGATAGGAGTAGCATAGGATAACCAGTGCTTGCTGCTATACTCATATAATCTTTGCGCATGGAATTTATCTGTTGCGAAGGCTGATGATACGAATGCAAACCTCTCTTGAGGACTTACTTCATTATCTGCCATGTATGACTCTTTTAACCTAATCATTCCCAATTCATCGAACAATGAATCTCGTGAATAGTCTACCTTAATACCGTGGACTTCGTCAGTCATTTTAACTCCAATAATTTAATTTAACTATTTTGTATTTATACTTGGGATTCTACTCGATAGGCTGATAGGCACATATCTTTCAAACTATACTGTGGGTGTAACAGGTTGAATTGATTAGTAATTGCTAGGGATGCTGGATCACCATCTCTTCGACCTGCCATTTTTACTTGAAAATCTATACCTGTGACCTCTTTCATGGTCTTAACGACTTCTTTGACTGAGTATCCATTTCCTGTTCCAATGCATTCATACGGCGTGTTAAAAGGACCATGCTTAATAGTATCACGAATAGCGTTAACAAGATCCACAACATGAATATAGTCCCGCACGCAACTCCCATCACGTGTATCATAATCATCTCCATAAATTGACATATAATCTCTTTTACCTGCAGCTGTCTCTGCTGCTATCCTAATTAGATGTGATGCTCGACCAACTTGTCTGTGTATACCATCAGAACCTGCAACGTTAAAGAACCTGAATATGGTATATGACCTTGATTGTTCTTTGATGACGTCTTCTGCTGCCAACTTAGACCTTGCATAAGGTGACTGTGCATCAAATGCTCCAGCTGTAGACGCAAATATGAAGTGAGGTTCACCATTTATACGCTGCCTTAACATGTTTACAGTACCACCGAGGTTTGCTGAGTAGTACTTAGTTGGTCTTGCAACGCTTTCTTCTACTTGGATTAACCCTGCAAGGTGTACGATGACATCATAGTCTTCATCAACCACATGCTTTGTTACATCTTTGATAAGGATTCGTTGACAGTATCTTGTAACATCATGATTATGTTTCTTCCATTCAATATCAAGACCGGTTATCTGGTGTCCAGCTTCAAATAAAACCTTTGCTAGATGAGATCCGATATAACCTGTAACACCTGTGATTAATACTTTCAACATTTTCTCCATTCAATAAACTTAAGCTTTGCTTCCATACCTTGGAATGTATTCGTATTTATCGTATCCATGATAGACTCAATAGATTTACCATGTAACACCATCTCATTAATATCTTTATATTCTATGGTTTCTGGCCATAGGCATACTGCGTAGTCCTCATCAATTAACTTCTCAATAAAGTTACAGATTTGTATGGATCTTGGTTCATTATCCATGATAAGAGTTGCATTATCTTTGATTGCTTGTATGAACTTAGTATCAAACCCTGCACCAGCCACAGCTATTGCATTAGGGATAAACATAGAATCTATTGGACCTTCTGTTACATAGATCCTCTTTATATGATCCATACGATCTATACCATAAATCTTTTCTTTCTTTTCATCTAACTTAATTGTGATGTACTTGGGTTGTTCTTTACCAAGTGCTCTACCTTGAAAAGCAATGCATTTACCATCTTCATCATAGAACGGGATGATTAACCTTGGTGTATCATATGTTGTATCTGTAAAACTATATTTTAGTTTATTGACAAACTCTTTAAACTTGGGTACATAGTAGAGATCTTTCCAACGATCTTGCGGTATCTTACGAGATATAACATATTGTAAAGCTTCTTGGTTAGATTGTAAAGGTTGTGCACCTGCCAAGATAAGGTCTGTACATATAGGCTGTGTGATCTCAGGTACGACTTCTTCGACCTTAGCATGAGGTGTGTGCTTAGAAGTATTTTCTTTATACCGTTCTAGTACATACTCGCTATAGACAGTTGGGTCAAGGTGTTTAATGAGGTTACCAATGCTCATGGATATGCCACAGTTATGGCACTTATACACTAACCTGTCTTTGTTCTTATAGACAAAGCCTCGAGCCTTTAACTCGTTCTTTTTGGAATCACCACATACTGGACAACTAAAGTTCCAATAGTAGTCATTTTTCTTTTTAAAGTTACGGAGTTTGTAGGAGATTTGACCTACGAATCTTGCATCAATGTATAACATAGAACCATTATATAATATAACTCAATTAAAGTACATTAATTTTCTAATACTGCTACGATGTTCTCTTCCAAGATCATGACACGTTGGGCACCATCCACGGTTGCCAGCTGAGCTTTTGACCAGTCCAATAGGATCTTGTCACCCACCTGCACTTCTGTCACCTCTGGGCCGATAGCCAGCACTGTACCTGTCTTTGATTCCCCATGACGGTCTGAACCCTCGATTAATATGCCTGATGCAGTTTGGTTATCACGTTTGTTCTCTGCTACTAATACTTTCTTGCCTAATGGTCTTACTGCCATGATGTTATCCTTTAATGAGCCAGATGTAGCTGGCAAATATGTTTAAGAAAAAGAAGTAAACATTTTGAATCAAGAGGGGTTTGTTTGGGTGGACCTTATGGAAATGGTGCACAAGGATACCATGAGCTATGACAAAGCCTGGGAAAGCATACTTCATGAACGGCAGTTTTAATGCCACAGATGTACCGCATAGGATGAAAAGAGTCGTGGATAACCACTTAATATCAAAGTACTTCATAATGTATTATAATATAAACGTCAATTAATGTAAAATTAATTAAGCGTAGTTAGGTGTTTCTGTGCCGTTAGCGATTGTAGTAACTAAGTTATTACTTTCATCATAGATCTTAATGTTATGATGAGTGTGTTTATGCTTATGAGCGTGCTCTTTAGCTTGATCTAATGTTTCAAAGTCCATTGAATAGACTCTTAACATAGGACCTTGCCATTTTGTTAATTTAACTTTATGTGCCATGTCTTACTCCTGAAAATAATTTAACCAGATTTCTCTACTATTTATACAATATTCATTTAGTAAAGCTTGATGAACTTTTACGTTATACTCTGGATACTGATGAGCCTGATCCAGTGTGTATGCAATATTGTTACTACTTGTTGGATCAGAGTGAAAGTCCTCATGCATCCATGGTATCTCGATACTTCCTATAACTGGTACACCTTGACTAACAAAGTCAGCAGCCACAATATTAAATGTTTCAGAGAAGCTTACCTGCATACCTATATCCATTGTAGAACATAGTTGAATGAACTCTTCCCTTGGTGTCCATTCATGATTAACCAATCTATGACCACGATCATAGAGGTGTTCAAATAGTCCAATAAGGTTACTTAACACTGGACCACCATTCATTTCAAGTCTTGCCGTATTAATATGGAAGTTTAATAGTTTACCAGATTCCTCAGCAAATTTTAAAGCACCGTACGCCTGTACGAGATGACTCTTTAATGGTCTTACCGCACCAAAGCAACCAATATCTATCGTATCTTTATTTGATATGTATTCTTTTGTCTTATAGCCTGGTGGATAGTAGTTTGGTAGATATACAACCTTTTCGTTTACCTCATCGTCTGATAAACCAAAAGCTGTTTGTATATAGAACTGTACCTCATCAAGCATTCTAGGAGCGTTGCAGGATAATATAATGTTCTTATGCATGGCGTATTCAGCTATCCAATTCATAGCTGGTCCTTCACCCGCCATAAACGGCATCTCTGAATGGATTCTTATAATCCACTTAACGTTTGGATGAAGTTTTTGAAGGATTACAAATTTTTCTGGTACAACCCATAGTGCCTCAATGATAACATGGGTTGGTCTAAATAGGGTTACTTCTCGATCGATCTTATTATTATCCTCAACAACAACGAGCTTTGATTCAATACCAGCTGCCTGAAGCATGTCGTCCATGAATTTTGCGGAATTATAGAGACCAGTGGATACTCCTATATGGTCGTCTTGTTTTGCGTAGAAGTTTGTTTTACGCTTTAGGATGAATAATGTTTTCATTGTTTAGTGTCAGTCAAGTCAGTTTTAATAATTGTATTTATAACGACAGGGCTTGATCCTGTACATCTTTTTTGTATCGAGCCATCTTGTCTAAGTAACCTTGATTACGTAGTTCCTTAAACACTAGGTTCTCGAATGAGAATTCACCACCTTTTAGGATGGCAGCGCCTCTCATGTCTCTTAGTTTATCCTTGAGGTTATTGAATGCTTCTACATCCATCTTGTTCTTGATCATATCATCGATCATATCCATATAGAACTTAATCTTCTTCTTAAGGTATGGGTTCTTTAGGAAATCATCACCAATGAATTCTGGCTTGGCGATCCATTCATCCTTTGTCAATGAATAGACACCTTGGTCTTTAGGGTATGCTACTGACTCGTCTTGTGCATAAGGCTCAAGACCATATCCAAGGATAGTAATCTTATGGGCCATAGTCCACATGACTTTCTTATCTTGTAAGTAGTCGTCTAGTAATGGGTTATCTTTGGCAATCTCGGACTTATTAACAACCAAGTGAACATCAATATCAGATAGATCAGTATAGTTGTAGTTGGCGTTGCCGCCGAGCATGATAACTTCTTTAACTGCACTTTTAGGGATCTTAGCAAATTCTCTCCATGCTTCTGCAAACTGAAGTAGCTTGGCTCTTACTTCAGGCTTTAGTTGATATTCGTTCCAGAGTTTTGGGTTTAGTTCGGTATGGTACTGTAGTTGAAGTTTTAACTCTGATATGTACTGAGCGTATTTCATTTGAAAGTTTTATTAATCAACCAACCAATAACAACAGCTCCGCCGATGACTACCCAGCGCCATACTTCAAGGACTTTAACACGAGCATCGATGCCTTTAAGCTTCTCTTCTATAGCAGATTGGATCTTAGCATGACCTTCTATGCTGTTAGCCATAGACTGGTCTAGCTTCTTATTGATCTCTTTAGCTATGTTATCTATCTTTACGTGTATGTCTCTTATGTCGTCTTCGTTACGCACAGTATCTTTCTCTATGACATTTATTCTTGTATCATGTACAGCTAATAGTTTACTAACATTATTACTAACTTCAGTAAGCTTATCTATCGATAAATCAAGCTTCTCAACTATACGTTCTAATTGTTCGAAATCATTTGCCATTATAGATCTTTTCCTGTGATGTTACCCAGTCTTGTAGTGCTTTTAGTTGCTCTGATAACTGATGGTAGTTGTTATAGTTGATGCTTATTGTTTCTCCGACGGCAGAGAGATTAACTCCGGAGGCGGATCCATCAATTCCTTTGGAGGTGTCGGGAACTTCATTTTTTGCGGCAGAATCGTGGAGCAAGACAAAAGACTTAGGCACACTGCACTTAGCATCAGACTCTTTAACATGTTGAGATAACTTCTTGATTTCATTACCCTTCTCCTTGATTACCTTTGTTTGTGTTACATATTTCGTTACAATTTGTTTTGATCTCTTATCAGCTTCAGCAACCTTACGATCCATGTCAGCCTGAAGCTTCTCAGCTTCAGCTCTCCATAACATATCCTTAGAGTATGCACCAGTAAAATAACAACCAACGCATAGTACTACTAATGATACCCATTTAAGTATGATGGCTGATAGCTTAACACCTGGGATATTACCGAGTATGGTGAATATTACAAATCCAATCCCACCTACACCCACTAACATCGTTGTTGCTTTTAATAACCATGCATCTGGAATAAATGATAATAAGAACATATTAAAATACCTTGTTGTTTCGGCGCGCCATACTTACTGCACCTTGATTTGTCTTCTTATACTTATCTATGTCTTTCTTCTTGAGTAATGGTGTAGTAGCTGCATCTGTAGATGTCATCACCCCTGTTGCATTAGCTGGAGCTGCACCTGCACCACCTCCACCTGAAACACCACCACCTCCAGCACCACCATCTTCTTCAATGCTCTTGATGAACTTTTCAAGAAGGATAGTTTCCTCAGCAAAGTAAACACCCATACCCATCAAAGTATGGAATCTTTGTTCCATCATTGATGTCGTCCTATCATTCTTTTCATAATACTCTTTGATTAGGAAGTATGCTGTAACTAAACTCTTTAGCTTATTTTCTCCACCTGGCAGTTTGTTGATTATCTTCTTCATGTTAAAGACCAATCGATGTAGGAACGTGTACGCATTTCTTTGTTCACTCGTCGTGAAAAAAGATGGCTTTATGAGATTTTTTCCTTTTTTATCGATGATGCCAAGCTTAAAGGCATCAGTCTCACTGAAGGGCTTAACCAACATGGTAAGTACTCTTAACGCTATTAAATTATCTATTACTTGTGACATTAAATCTTCCTAAGTATTTTTATTATGTGTTCATCTAGCTTGACATCAGACATCTTTAGCTTGTGTTCTGGTAACTCATCTGGCATCCTGTTAAGGAATATCAAAAACGTTACTAAGTAACTCCAATACTCTTCATCTATCTTAAAGAATAACATGTTTGTTGTTTGATCACCAAATAAGTTATATAGTACTATCAAGTGGTTAAGTATTAGGTTCTCTTTAAGATCCCCTTCGCTCTTATACCTATTGAATAGCTTCTTTAAGTATAGAAACCTCTTAAGATCATCATTAAACTCTTCCAATGAATAGCATTGGGTATTGTCATAATGATGCATCGCATAGGTTAAAAAATTATCTTCTGTCAACAATTGGTCCATATTAAAAGAGGGGAGTTAACCTCCCCCACTTAGTTAAGCTGTTACTGTTAATGTTACTGCGTTAGAGATAGCATTTGTATTAGCTGTATCAGTACCACAGATTACACGGATCTTCATACCAGTATCACCTACAGCTAGATGGCCAGAATTAATACCTAATGTATTAGTATTATAGCCCTTCCATGCTGCACCGCTGATGTTAGTCCATGTAGTACCACCATCAGTACTTTGTTGCCATTGGTATGTTAAGCTATTATAAGCACCAGTTGCAGCAGAAGTTACTGTGAATAATGCATCAACTCCAGCATTTGCTGCAGCTGTAGCGTTAACCGGTTGTGCAGTAATGATTGTAGTAGCATCAAGTAATACTGAATCGTCAGCTGTACCTGTTGCACCAGAAGCACCTTTAGCTGGGTTAGCATCACCTGTTACTGATTGTGTTTGTGCTGAGCCCATAGCTATTAAGATCTCTGATTTATGACGTACGTTACCGTTAGAGTCTGTATATGATACATACTCAACCCAACCTGGTGTCTTAAGACCACGACCACGGTTTTCAGCGTTTGAAGCTTCGTCTACGTCTTCGAAGTATAAACCTCTACCGTTGTAGTTATGGTCATTAACGTTAGCTTCACCAGTACGTTGTAGTGTTTGAACGCCAACACCAGCACCTGTTAAGTTAACTTTACCTGTAGCACCACCCGCGATAGCATTAGCTTGTGTATCATAAAGACTGATAATACCTGATGTAGCTGTAAGACCTACATAGTAAGTTTTACCGTCTGTTAAGCCACCGATGACTGTACCACCATTGATTGAATATACAACACCGTCGCCCTTAGCGAAGTCAGTGTTTGCACCCGTTAAATCTATTGTTTCTGCTGTAGTATTAACAGTCGTTGCACTGTTAAAGTACGCAATTCGTGCGACATACTTAGGCTTTGAAGCCTGATTGTCGTGATTTCCCCATAAAGCCATTTTATTACTCCTTAATTAGATTAGTTATTTATACTCTAGCACCTGACTTAGATCCCGCTGGTCTGCCACGTCCGCGTTTCTCTTTTGTTTCATCATCAGGTTTCTCATCAGTCTCATCATCTTTTTGATTAGCACCACCATACGCTGTACCTTTAACTAGATTGATATGCGGATGGCTTGTATCTGGTTTAAACTTAGGATCATACGCTGATTGACTAGCTTGTCTTAACTTCTGAGCGTCTCTTAAGTCATCGATCTTACCTTCATCCATAACT